GTAACATTTAAGTTTATTGCACTCCAAGTAGTATCAAAACTATTACTCTGCAAGAGTTTGTTTTCAGTCTCCTTCTCTATATTACCATCTGCATTAACTCTCGTAGCAGCAGATGATCTTGTGAAAGTAAAATCACCATCACCATTAGTAGGCACTTGCGAGTAGACCTTTCCTGTCTTTGTACCGCTTGGTATTAAGACCAAACTTGATTTGTCGTATAAATTTGCCATATCTTAAATCGTTGTTAGGGCGATTGCTTCGCTTGAGGTTAATGTAGTTTCAAAGTGCAACAACTGCTTAATTATTTGAGTCTCCATATTAAGATAATTCAAATTATTCAAGGTTTGTGAAATGCTATGCAGTTGCTCACCATTAGCATAAATAACTATATCTCCATTATCGTAGGTAAAGCAAAACTTTATTGTATCCCCTTGATTCCAATCACCAGAGTTAGTAAAATAAGAATCATTAGTGCCATCATTGAAATAGGTTCTAAACCTAATACGACCATTGTTATAGGTGTATATCCTTAATCGGTCATTAGATGAACTGCTATAATCAATAAACTCAAGGTTGTTTATTTCAGTTGTAGCAGTCCTTGTAACTTCCGCAAAAATTGAATAATTGTTAGATAATGTAGCAAGAGGTGATTGACGACAATTATCCGCCCCCCCCGTAACCGCAGAACCATATGTAGGTATGTAACTTGTAGGGTAACTTCCTGCTTCAAGTTGTGCTCCGTAGACATAGATTCCAGATGTGCCATCTCCTGCAAAACCATTATTTATATCGGATAAAGCACCGCCTAATGAAGCCCCAAATAAGGCAATAACTGCTCCACTACTATGGTTAGCAGAAATGCTACAACGATACCATCCGTTGCCGTAATCTTCAATAGAATAATTTGTTTGCGTTGGTGAACCAAATGTTATGTCATCTACAAATGTACCATTAGACAAGTTAAATTTGACACCATATCTTTTTGAACCCGAATCAGTACGAATAACCATAAATAAATGATTATATGTATCTGCCTTTGCAAAAATACTCTGCGTGTAATTACCGCTTGTTTGTGAGTTTATAACTTGACCAAACCAATGGAATATGTTTGATGTATTTGGAACTACTTTACTTGCATTTACTAATCCTTCGGGAGATGTAGCGGCATTTGATGTAATTGTTGAGTTAGATACATCTGGCGAACCATTTACATACTCACTTTGTGACAACAAATTACTTCTTTGTGGCTCAAGTAAAAGAGAAGGACACGAAGCACCACCACTATAGTCAAGGCGAGGTAAGTCCTCTAATATACCACTTTGTGCAGTAGAAGCACCTGTCTCAATGTAGTCAGTAGCAACCAAGCCTTGCTCTAATTGAGCGTTTTGGATGTAGATGCTACCGCTTGTTGAGTTATTACCATCACTATCGGCTGGATATATACGAACATTGTTTAAGTCAGTTGTATTTACTTGCGATGTAATTCTGTACCATTCACCTCCAACACTTTCTACATTGGTTGCAATACCACCATCACTTCCTATTGAGCCATCTAATAAATTTATCCAAGTATTTACATCAGCACTTGGACTGTTATCAAATCTCAATCTAATCCAATTAGAAACATTTGCTTTGGCATACACGGATAATGAAAGAACACCCGTAGAAGAATTTAATTGATAAATATTTGCACCCGAACTCGCAGCTGTTAAAAGAGACGCATCCGAACTACCATCATATCCAATTTGTCCACTTGTTATACTTGAGTTTACTGCAACCCAAGTAGTCGCAAAATTATTACTCTGAAGCAAGAGGTTCTCTCTACCCTTCTCAATAAGACCATTAACATCTACCCTTGTAGCAGCAAGATTTGAACCCCTACTAAATGTGAAGTCTCCAATGTTGCTTACCTCTTTGATTGAGAATGTAGTTATGTCGGTAATACCTGCCGTGATTTGGCGAATCCATAAATTAGCAGAAGCCGAAGTGAAATAATGCACTCCAAATCCTGTTCCGTATTCATTACCACTTGCTTGACCATTACCAATAGTGAAACCACTTGATGTAGTTGTTCCTTGAATCTCAAGGCGATACTGCTTGTTTGCTTGAATCAAGTTGTATTTAATAATACCATCATTTGACCCACCTGCCGTTGTGAATGTATTAGCATCTATAATTACACCTCCTGAATTAGCGATAAAATCAGTATCAATGTCTACAGGTTGTGAAAGAACCTCACTACCATATTCTGGAACAGGGCGTATACTATATAGTCTCCCATCCTTTACCGCACTCGGTATCATCGCTAAACTGCTATCATCAAATAGCTTGCTCATAATATTTCATTTAATTCGTTTATAGTACAAGTACGAGCCTCTGTAGCACCACTCGCAGCAACCACCCTTACACTGTAAGCGTCAAACAACTGTCTGCCCAAGTCTGCCTCTGGCGAGTTCTTGATAGCCTTATTCACACACTTTGGTGATTCTACTATACCGCCATCAGACTCTACCCTAACGACAAAATCCTTAACGGCAGCAAGGAGCTTACCAACAGCCCTTCTTGCTATAAGAGATATGCTGTTTAATAAACCCATTTATAGTATCGCTTTGTAAGCTAATACCTTACCGCTTGCTACAGAAACACTGTCAAACTTACCAAAGACAATTGTACCCTCTGTAAGAGTTACTGAAGTAAGTGCGTCACCCGCTTGTGTGGTAGTTGTTACTACACTGTCTTCTAATGCTTGAATAGCACGGCAAGAATCACTTGTAGAAGCACCGCCTTCAACTACTCTAAATCCGTAGTCACCTGTGGCTGTTTGATAAAAGTTTCCTTCCTTTACGATATTTTCGTAAGCCATTTTATTATTGTTTTAAATTGTATAATTCTGTTATAGTGCAATTTCTTGCTTCTGTATCTCCACTTGCGGCTTGTACACGAGCATCGTAAGCGTCAAATAACTGACGGCCTACATTAGCTATAGGAGATGTATTTATCTTATTAGCAGCACAAGCGTAAGATTCTATGGTAGCACCATCATCTAATACACGAGTACCAAAGTTATCGTATCCTATTTCAGTAGTAGAACCTTGATAACCACCACTCACAAAAAGATATGACTTCCTATTAGATGCTACTTGCACAGCATCCTTCATATAACCTGTTCCGTTATTGAATAGGTAAGCCATTAATCAAAGATAGTTTGGTCTGAGAACGGTGCTTTGGTATCAAGGACTAAAGAAGCAATACCGCTTTCGGTGTTTAGTGTGATATTTACGAAAGACTTGTCTGATACTCCCGTACCACTATTAGCCTCGTAGTTCATCGTTAAGCCGTCCATCCAACCCGATATAGTAACAGAGTCGTTATTGTGCAGTAGAACCACTACAATGTCCTCTCTGCGGCTCATAAGGTCTATTTGATTGACCTTATTATCTACCACAGGGGCTTGGATAGTAATATCAGTAGTAACAACACCTAATCCGTTAGATGTGTTCTTGTTTTCCGTGAAGGTCGTAGTGCCGTCCTTCGTGTTGTGTTCAAAGACAACTTCATTCTGTGTATCTACAGCAGTAACTTGAGTCTCGTCTGTAGGGTCAAAAGTAATGGTAATGTCTTTTTGTAATAATAGTATAGCTTTCTTGATACCACCTGTAACTCGTTTGTTGCAGTTGATGTCAATATCGCTTAATAAAATAGAACAGTTGAAAGCCATATATTTCTAAATAAAAAGGGGCGAGGTTTTCGCCTCACCCCCTTGTGTTAATTTACAAGATTACTATTAAGCAGTTGCAGCAGCGAAGATAGCTTCTTTGGCAGCAGCATCAGCACCTACGATTCCGTAAGACAATCCAGCTTCCTCACCAGTTAAGGTTAATTGGAAACGGTTTTTCTCACCACGTCCAGTTCCAGAGTTACCGTCAATAGTAGAAACATATAGACCGAAATCTAAACCACAAATGTGGTATGTTCCAGCAGCAGTCTTAACGAAAGCTACCAATTCTGGTGCGCCGTTAGACATTGCGTTTAAATCTTTAATACGAGCTTCATCCATCTTTGGGAATTCAGCAGTAATAGTTGGAACAGTAGAAAAAGTTCCATCAGCGTTAGCGGTTTTGACTTCAGAGAAAGAAGAAAATCCATCTTTCAAGTTGAAAGAGAATTGAACTACATCAGAAGCAGCACCACTTGCAGCAGATACCTGACGATTGTCATCATTTTTAGTAAGGACAGCAAGAGCAGCAGCACGTGAAGCCACGTGAAGTTCTACAATACCACCAATACCTAAATCATCACATCCGTAAGTAATATCAGCAAGAGTTACAGTACAAGCCATTTTTTATAGGGTATTAAAGGAAGGGCGCAAGGCCCTTCCGTTAGTTATTATTATGCGAAGTTCTTAGCGTAGACAATCTCTTCACCTTTCAAGTAAGAGAAACCTAACTTGAACTGTCCCCAAATCTTGTCAGAGCTTAGTTCAGCTTCGTACTTCATATCAATTGCGCGAACGTCATTGTACTCATCAGTCAACATTACGATGTTCTGTGCAGCAGCAATCATAAACTCGTTAGCAGGCATTGATGGGAAGTGAATAACCTCCATACCGTAGTAGTTAGGTACACCACCTTCTACAACACCTTGTGGAGTAGTAGTGTATAAACCAGCGATAGCGATTTGGTAGTGTTGCATAGCAGCAGTTCCCAAGAAGATAGCAGGTTTGAAATCACGGTCAGCATCTCCGTAAACAGCAGCCAACATAACGTCAGACATTGTTTCGTAAGCACCTTCTAATTTGTCAAGGATGTTAGCAGAAGACAAAGTAGCGTTTGTGTCGTAATCCAATACAGAAGCATCAGCAGCCATTTCAGTAGTCAATGCAGTACCTGCAACAGTCAATGCTTTCTCAGCAGACAATTTTGCGAAGTAGTCAAATACCCAATCCTTGAACTCAGCGTCCATAGTCTCTGGGTTGTTCTGACCTTTCTTCAAAAGAAGACCACGGTAAGAAGACTCAAGAGCGTTTTTACAGTTTAAGAAAGACCACTTGTAAGTAGTTACAGTCATTTCTTTTTCTCCGATTGTAGCAGCAGAGTTGCCGTCAAACACACAAAGGTCTGAACCGAAAGATAATGTAGCGTCAAAGATTGGTACGTTTACCTTAGCTTTAACACCATCTACAAGACGGAAACGGTTTAGTACCGCTGCCGATTTTACCATAGTATCAATGAAGAGGTCTGGACGTCTGTCACCGTATGGCAAGTTTGATATTACTATACTCATTTTATTTTAATTTAAGAGGATTCGTTTAATTAATTTACAATAATTACTTGCGGTTAAAGAAGTTGTTAATCATATCTACCTTCTCAGAAGTGATACCATTAAAAACTACTGTCTTGTCTTCTACCGTTTCTTCAACTTCTTCAGCCTTTTGTTCAGCAGCAAATTGCTCCTCAACTTCAGCTTCGTTAGTTTCTTCTTCAGCAGTAAATTCTTCAGAGACTTCCTCGGCAACTTCTTCAGTAGCTTCGTACTTGTCATCCTTCATTTCTTCTTTCTCTTTCTCCTCTTTGTGTTCTGGAGTATGAGCTAATTCTTCTTCTTCATCTTTGTCTTCGGCCATCTCTTCTTTAGACTCACCCATAGACACGATGTGCTTTTGAATCATTTCAATGGCTTCCTTCAAATCAGAAACACCAGCAAACTTATCTTCAAAAGATGTCACAGCTTCAAGGAGCGAGTTGTTCTCGTTCTCCAAAGCTTCAATTCTTGCTTCGTACTTGTTAGTCATCGTCTCAAATTGAGCCTCCAACTTACCAAGTTCTTTGCCAAAACTAAATTCGTTCATTTGTTCTTCGTTATTAATTGTTGGTTTAATATCTGCCTTAATCTCAATAGAGAAACCATTTATCTCTCCATTTTCAATTGCAGTAAATAATTCGTCAGACTCAATCTTTGCCTTCACGAATACGGTTCCGTTTGGTAGTTTATAACCATAGTCTACAGACTTATCGTTATCACTCTCTTTAGTCCAAACTTCAAGCATCACTACATCGTCAGTATCGTTCTGATGGTTAATGCCAAATGCGTTAAATAACCCTTCTTTAGAATACTTGTACATAATCTCTTGGATTGTCTCCGCAGTGAAGCGTACATAGTAATATCCCATCTCGGGGGAGAAGCGTAGGATTTCCTTGTTAGGAATCATAATAGGTCCTACAACCTCTTTCTTCTTTTCATCAGCAAACATCTGTACCTTCTCTACTTCGTTGAAGTGGATGAAGTCTTCCTCAATAGCGGGCTTATCTACAAGAGAAATCTTGTACATCCCTTGAGCGATGTCTTCTAAT